GGAGGAGGCGCCGGATGACGCGCAGCTGCTCGGTGAGGCCGAGGTCGCTGGACAGGGCGACGCCGCCGTTCTGGCTGACGACGCCTTCGCAGAGGTCGCCGAGGCTGGCGAGAACGATGGTGCCGATGGGGCGGCGCTTGCCTTCCCGCTTGATGCGGGCGACGCTGGCCTCGAGCCCGTCAAGGATGCGGCCCACGGTCTGCTCGGTGCCTTGGCCGTAGGCCTCTTTGCCGATCTGCCAGTCGGCGATGGCGTGGACGTAGGCCCAGGCGTCGCCGGTGGTCTTGGCGGGGGTGGGGCGTTTCTTGCCGATGGCCGCGACAAGCTCGTCCACGTCAAGTCCGGCCGACCGGGTTGGCTCCACGACGTAGCGGCGACGGGTCACCGGCTCGGTCGTGGCGTCGTCACCTTGCTGGTGGCGCACCCAGGCGCGGGGGTCGTGGCGGACCTCCACCAGCCGGGCCTGCCAGCCCGGCGGCACGTCGACCCCTAACGCGCGAACCTCATCGGTCCAGGTCGACTCATCACCGGGCTGGCCGGCGCCGAGTACGACGACCTCCGCCCTACCGGAAGCGTCGTACTGCACGGACGGGGACCATCCGGCCGGTAGCGAATAGCCGGGGTCTACCTGTCCGCCGGGTGAGGCGGCTGCCAGGTCTTCTAGGTTCACGTTCCTGAGCACCTACATTCGCGGCGACGATGCCGCTGCACCACATGGCTTGACGTGCGGTGCCCGAGTTCGCCCAGCGCCACGCTGATCTTCGTGGATGGGGCGTGCGGGTTGTCCAGCGCAGCCTGGAGGGTCTTGCGGGTCTTGTCGTCCAGCTGCTCGAGGACGATGCCGAGGCCACATTCGGGGCCGCGGGGTGGGCGATAGTCAGGACTTGCGAGGTTATCCAAGAGGCCCACAGGTGGCCTCCTTCCTTTTGTCTAGCCCGTGACGATGCGCTTGGCGGCTTGCCAACGCAGGCGACGCTTGACCTTCTTGCGCCAGAACTCTTTGGTGAGGAGGGTGTCGTTCTTGCGACCCGGCGCCCAGTCCTTGTGGTTGATCACTGACTTGTCGTCCACGCCCATGAGTTCGCAGATGGTGGCGGCGAGGATGGTGGCGGCCTTGACCTGCTCGGGGGTGTAGCCGTCCACGTCGGTGACCTTGGCGTGCGTGGTGGGGTTGGTGCCCTTGGACTCAATCTCAATTCCGAATAGGGCTTTGTTGCCGCTGCTGTTGGGAATCCACTGGCCGCCGAGGGTCATGCCACCGTTGGGAAGGGTGCAGGCTCCGGCGTGGTAGGCGCCCCTAGCGGCGATGACGGTGACCAGGCCGTCGCGGCCGATGTTCACATGGGCGGCTCGGACGGGGTAGAACTCGTTGCGGATCTGCCAATAGAGGCTGGGGTTGTTGCCTTTGGCTCCACCGTTGGCGGTGTGGTGCATGACCACGCCGGCGTAGGGGGAGACACCGAAGGGGTCAATGTCGTGGGAGTCCCAGCCTTCGGCGTAGGCGACATTGAGGCCTGACTTGCGGAGGGCGCGCCGCAGCTGTGTGGGGGTGTAGGAGGTCACGCCTCGTCCTCCTCGTCCCAGACATCGAACGGCTCAAAGTCGACGACCTGGGCGCCGCGACCGAACTCGATGTCTGCCGGATTGAGATATCTCAGCACGGTCGGGACCGCCGAAGACATTGCACTGATCACCCACAATTGCCATGCACCGAAGTCAATGGAACCAACGGCTACCCACTGCGCGACAGCCATGGAGATTAGGACTGCAAGGAATACGCGAAGGGCGCTGGCGAGGGGTGACCGGGCGAACCAGTCGGCGAACGTGGGCATTAGAGCTCCTTGTCCAAGTGGTAGGCGATGTGATCGTCAAGGCGTTGGCGGACGTCGCGGACGTCCCGCTGGATCTCGGTCTGCTTTTCTTCGATGCGGTCTACGGCGTCGCGAAGGGAGGACCCGCCGTTGCGGTGCAGTTGCGAGGAGATGCCGTCTAGGCGCTTACTGAGACTGGCCGTGAGGAGGCGGTACAGGGCCGCCAGGCCGCCGGCTATTGCGGTAACGGCGACCACGATCCCTGCGGTCCACAGCAGGAAGTCGTCGATCTGCGGCGTGTCCATCCTCGAGCTCCTTGGTTATGGGGAGGGGTGCCCCGTCGCAGCACGGGTGTTTTGCCCGACAGTTCGGGCAGAGCCACCGGGTGGCGGTGGGCTCAAATTCGGTGTCGCAGTAGTCGCAGGTCATGGGCTCCTCGCGGACGTCGCCTCAGTGCGCCCCTAGTGGGCGATATCAGGGCCGAATAACTGTAGACAGGTCCACAGCCACAGGAATAACATCAGTCACATGGGGGACACATTGGAAAGCCTTGACCGCGAGACAACCGCGGAGGGCGCCAAGCTGCTGGCGGGGCGTAAGTCCCGCAAGGATCACGACGCCTACATGGTCAAGGTCGAGGCGCGCCTCGCCGCCATCGGGGCCACTTGGCTTGACCTGCTTACATTGCCTCGTGACGAGCAGCGATCTGGCCAGGGTCGGCGCCCGGTGGCAGTCGGCCAGAACTAAGGAACGCGCCCTGGCGGTGGAGTTATATGCCGCGATCCGGTCGGCGGTCGCGGCGGGGATGTCGGAGTCTGAGGCGGCGCGGGTCGCGGGCGTGGACCGCATGACCGTGAGGCGTGCGCTAGGCAAGCGGTAAAGGATTGTTGACCGAGTGATTTCAAGAGGGGGAGGACTAGACGTGAGCAATTTCCTGTGTGCGGTGGCCATTCCGCGAGAGGACGGCCAGGCCGATGTGTACGACTTTCTTGACAACACCCTGCGGCACGAATCAACTTGTGTGCCCTTGTCCGAAGTTCTCGGCGCCGTACCCGGCCAAGCCATGCTGATAGACGGTATTGAGGCGCAGCTGGTTATCCGGCCGGGTGGGGCTCCTGAGCAGTTGCTAGATGATGTCGGCCGCGCGTGGCTATTTGCCCGCCGGGTGGAGGAGGTCGCTGCTGAGGCGGCTATGGTCGCCATCCGGCATGCCCATGACGACGGAATGACCCCGCGCGAGATAGCCATCTTTCTCAGGTGTGACCTGGCAACCGTGGAAATGGCTCTGCTTTAACTTGCTGTTTGCGATCTAGGCCGAGTGCGTGGCGTCTGCATCCCTGCGGGCTAGGTAGTCGCACGGGCCGCAGTCGTCTACGTCAGCCCATCTGGGGTTGCGGTGGGCGGGGCAGCGCGGGTCGTGCATCACGCGACGATGGTGGCACGCTCGTCCGACGTTCGGCGTGTCGTCATTTATTGCTGGGTTACGGCTCCCGGCCAAATGTCCGATTTGGATTGACCGAAAACATTTTTGGACTTTCTAGTGTTTCCTGTAGACAACTCTACACCTGGGGTGTAGAGTGCTCTACATAGACACAGGGAGGCACCAAATGTTCAAGATCGTCAAAGAGTCGGCCAGGATTCGCACCACGTGGAAGTCGGGTGCTCGGCAGCGCGACCCCGGCACTCGCTATTACATCTACAAGGACGGCCTGCGGCTCCGCCTACCTGGCGCCAAGACCCGCGACGGTGGCTTCACGACCAAAGCGGCTGCGGAAGAGTGGGTCGCGTCCCGCTTGGCCAAGGAGGCCAAGTGAGTGCCCCAGCCGCTAATCTGCCCCTCATGTCCGTTTTCCGTAACGCCGATCTAGAGAAGGCTGGCAATAAATGGCGCGCCGCTAAGGAGCGTGAGCGCACCCTTGCCGCCGCACTTTATGCCGCCATCGCGGAGGCTGTAGAAAGTGGCATGTCTGAGGTGCAGGCTGCCAAGCTTGCTGGCGTTGACCGTATGACGGTACGCCGCGCGATGGGGAAACTCTGACCTGTCGCTAACGTGACGATTCCGGACATGGGCGTGTTACCTGATCGGTAACACCTACGGGATGAAGCCCATTTCCTGCGCCAGTCGAGTCAACTCGGCGGCAGCCTCACGGCGCACCTCGGCATCACTAGGCGCTTTGTCTGTGGCTCGCAGAAGTTGCACCAACTCGGGCACAGGGTCAGTCACGTCACTCCCCGCTTTATCAACTTTATCGGGCTTTATCTGAGTCAGATAAAACGCGACAGGATCGTGAAATCCTAGGTAAGTGCCACCCAAGACAGGGTGTCCTCGTCCCATGTCCACGGTCCACCCTCGGCAGGCATCGGCGTAGGCGCGTCCCATAGTGCCGTGTCACGGTTCAGCACCCACGACGGGAACGGCTGCGGCGGGATAAACGCGCCGCCCTGCGCTGCCCACTCGGGAGCGTCAGAGAACGTGTAGCCGGTCCCGGCGTAGTTGTACCGGAAGGGGGTGCCGCCGTTCGCGTGCTGACCGCCGTGCGTGTTGTACGACGTGCGAACCGCGCCGTAGTAGGCTTCCCAGTTGACGCCGTCCTCGCCCTCATCCTTGCCGGGATGTACAAACGTGACCACGTTGTCCTCGTCAAGGATTGCGTAATGAGCCATCGTCACTCCCTATGCGAAGGTCACGGTGTCAGAGACACCGGCAGCCGTGATCGTGTAAATGCGGCGACCGCCCGACGTGGTTGAGGTCTGCGTCACGCCGCCCGAGAATGTCGCGGTATTCGCCTCAGGAATGGACAGAAAGACGACGCCAGAGCCTCCAGCACCTCCGTTGGCAGGGTTGGTCTGCCAGTTACCGCCACCGCCGCCGCCGCCCGTGTTGACGGTTGCGGCGACTCCGTTCTGCCCATTAGCGCCACCGGCGCCACCACCACCATTACCGCCGAGGCCGCTATTGCCACCACCACCACCGCCAGCGCGAGTGACGCTAGAGCCCGTGATAGATGACGCGACGCCAGCGCCACCAGCGCCACCCGTACCGCTCGGCGCATTTGCGCCGACCGCAGAGGCTCCACCACCACCACCAGAGCCGAAGCCAGAGGTCGAGTTAGCGCCACCGGCGTAGCCTTGATTGCTTGTGCCAGCGCCACCGGCTGCGCTTGTCGTGTCGGAGTGACCGCCGCCGCCACCGGAACCACCAGACGCACCGGGGGCGGCTAATGCCGAACCGCCGCCACCGCCGCCGGTAGAGGTGACCGTACTGAATACGCTGTTGGACCCATTGGCCCCGTTGCCGCTTAGGTCGGTGTCCCCAGCACCGCCGGCGCCGACGGTCACGGTGTAGGCGGTCCCCAATGATCCGCTAAAGGTTGCCTCTGCGCTTGCCCCACCGCCGCTGTTTTCTCCGCTGACGTTGCATCGGTAGCCACCAGCGCCGCCGCCGCCACCCGAGCGACCCCCACCACCGCCGCCCGCGACGACTAGGAAGCGCACGTCAACGGTAAGCACGCTGTCAGGCACCCGCGACAGCGGCGACTGTCCCCAGTCCTTTACCTGAGTGCTCACGAAAAGACGCGACCGCCTACTCATCACGCGATCCTGTTGACGTAACCGTGAATCGTGATGACGTTGGCGGTCGCGGCGAAGGCGCGGACGGTGTTCGCGGCTGACCCGGTGCCCGTCAGCGTCAGACCGGGAGCGACAAGGACAAGGCCAGACTGCGCGGGGATCGTGACCTTGATGTCGTCATCCGGCGTCGAGGTGCTACCGAACTGCACGGTAAGCAGGACCGCCGACGAATGTCCGTTGTACGCATAAAGCCACACCTCATCCACCGTGGACGACGACGTACCCGTCGCGTGAATCGTCGTGCCGCTCGATGCCGTCGCCACGACCTTGATGCCCCGGCCCTGCGTGGAGCCCGAGAGGAGAGTCTTAGTGAACTGTGCCATTTGGGCTCCTTAGCCGAATACCTGAGCGGACAAGATGAGTTGGTCGTCCTCGATGGCGATGACTGCCGGGGTGCCCGAGGCGGTAGAGGAAAGTAACTGCCGGGCGTCGGTAAATAGAGAATTCCCGATCAGCCCCGTGGTGGGGTGGACGTGGTCCTCGCGGGCGACAGCGGTGGCCGTTCCCGCAGCTGCAGTCCCGAGGGCGGTCGGACTGGTGCTCGACAGGGAGGCCGTGCCGATGGCGCCGACCTGGGCGGCCGTGGGCATGGCGTGGACGTGGTCTTGGCGGGCGGCCCGGTCAACGGAGCCAGCCGCCGACGACCCCAGCGCCGAGGCTGCCGTGCCGTAGGTGACTGCGAGCGTGGTGCCCGCTGTCTCAAGGCCGGAGCCGACGTTGAGGCTGAACGTGTTGGCGGCGTATTTGATGGGCGCCGTTGCCGAGAGTCCAGCGAGGTCGCCCTGCGGGCCGGTGACGAGGACGAAGTCGAGGACCGCTGACCCGGAGGTGCCGGTATTGGTGACGGCCGCGGTGCCACCGAAGGCGACGGTGGTGACGCTGCCGACGGTGACAGTGGCGGCTGACCCGGCCGCGCCGGTGGCGCCCTGGGGTCCGGTGTTGCCGGGGACCAGGACGAAGTCGAAGATTGCCGAGCCGCTGGTGCCGCTGTTGGTGACAGTGGGAGTGCCGCCAGCGGTGCCGGAGGTTACGGTGCCGACGGCGATGGTGGCGGCCAAGCCCTGCGGACCCTGCGGCCCGGTGGCGCCCGTGGCGCCGGTCGCGCCCGTGGCTCCCGTGCTGCCGGTAGATCCCTGCGGCCCGGTGGGGATGCCGAGGTTGAGGGTCTGGCTGGGGGCGAGCCCGGTGATGGTGGCCGTGGCTGCGGACCCGGCGGCCAGCGTGGTGACGGTGCCGATGGCGAGGCTTGAAGCGAGGGAGTAATACTCCGGCCCGGCGGGGGCGACGGGCGCCAGGTCCGCAAGGAACACCGTGCCACCCGCGGCGATGGTGCCGGGGATGGCGATGTTGTACGACTGGGAAACCCCGTCCACGACCTCGCTGACCGAGTAGATCCAGCCACTCGGCGACAGGTCAGGGTCATCAGTAATGGGCAGCAGCGCGGAGAAATTGCCCGCCGTGCCGAGGGTCTTGGTGACGCTCGAGTTGGGGATCGCAATGTTGGCGCCGGAGTTGAGCAGCCATGCGGACGGCGTAAAGCTGACCGTGCCCGTTGAGGGATCGCCCTCGGGGGTGAGGAACGTGCCCAACACCGTGACGGTGGTGACGTTGGCGGGCAGCGGCATTTATGCCTCCAAGGCTTCGATGCGGGCGGTGAGGTCGTCGATGATGTGCTGCTGGTCTTGGACCACGGCAAGCAGCGCGGCCAGCAGGGAGGTGTCAAGGACGCCCGCAGGGTTGCCGTTGGCGTCGCGGCTGACGGCGATGGGCAACTTGTCGGCGACGTCCTCGGCGATGAAGCCAAGCACGCGCCGGTCGGTGGGCTCGCCGTCGTCAATGACGCTGAACTCGGCGACGGCTACGTCGAGCAGGGCGGTGGGGTTGACGGTGACGACGTCGCAAATCTTGGCCGCGTCGACGCTGGGAGACAGTGGCTTGGTGAGTGTGGCGATGTCGTACTTGATGGCCTGGCTGGAGGAGATACGCCGCAGCCGCCCGGTGCCGCTGACGATGCCGACGCTGTCAATGCCGGTGGTGTTGTTGTTGTACACGCCGATCATGTCAACGTTGGCGCCTGTGATTTCCATGGCGCCGTCGCCGGTGATTTTGCCGACAGACCTGAACGGGCCGGGGGTTTCGCCTCCACCCGTTGCATTGCCTAAAAAGGTCTTCGTGGAGCCAGACGACGCCACCGTGATGCCGTCGCCCAAGCCTGCGACGATGGCGCCTGCGGCGCCGCTTGAGTTGAACAGCTGGATGGACGAGAGGGCGCTGTAGGCTGACCCGATTTCGACGCGCGCGCCGCTCGCTGCCGTGCGGAATGAAGAACCTTCAACCGTTGCGCCGGTGACGAAGCCACCACTGATCGTGCCGCCGGTAATGAATCCACCGCTGACGGTGCCGCCGGACAGGTACGCCGCATTAATGGACCAGCCGGTGATGGTGCCGGCCACAATGGTGTTGGCGTTAATAGCGTTCGCGGCAATGTCGGGGGCGGTGATCAGTCCAGGGCTGCCGCTGGCGGCCGCGCTCGGGCTGGTGAAGTTGCCCGCCGGATCGGCCCCGCGTAGCCGGAAGTGATAGGTGACCCCGCTAGTGAGGCCCACGACGGCCAAGCCGCCAGGACGCACCAGGCGACCCTTGAGGGTGCTGGAGTCTGGCGTAAACCCGGTGCCCGCCGTCGACATGTGGACCTCGACGAAGGAGGTGTCCGAAGGCCACAGGTCACCGGCCGAGTTGAGCCCATTCCAGACCACGTTGATGCCGGTGACCGCGCCGATGAGGGTGGGCGTGGAGGGGGTGCTGAACGATCCCACCGGGGGAGCGACGGGGGCGGGCTCGGTGCCGCCACCAGATCCAGGCGCCGGAGCCGGGGGCACGATGGCGGTGGCGTCCCCGCTGGAGGAGATGCCGGCGCCGAGGATGGCGGTGGTGCGGGCTAGCCGCTGCTCCCATAGTTGCGGGGGGCGCCGCATTTCTCCGCTCATGCTGTCGTGATCACCTCGAGCTCGGGCTGGAAGGAAACGCCGTCGCCCTCATCCTTGAGCGCGATGGACAGGATGCGGGCCTTGGCAGGCAGGCCAGACCCGGCCGGGTTGGCGATGGACACCAGGTCCCCAATGGTGAAGTCCACATATGGCACGGCCCCGTCCACGACGGCGACCTCGACACCGGACGCGACCACCTGAGTCTTGCCGGTGCGGCGTAGGACCCGCTGGGCGTTGCGGCGTGCCACGTCCTCCGAGGCGGTGTTGCCGTACTCAAGGAAGGTCTCACGCCAGCCGTTGGTGTCCCGCAGCGTGTTCTCGGCGACCCGCAGCCAGCCGTCTTTGGTGCGGACCACCGCGACGGTTTTGATGGGGCGCTCCACGGTGGACGTGAACCGGGCGAGGTTGTGGCCGGTGTCCAGCAGGACGGTGGCCGACCTGTCGGTGCCGCGGGATTCCCAGGCGTCCAGTCGCAACGTGGCCGGGTTAAGCCAGAAGTCGTGGCCCAAGTCGACCATGTCGTCAAGGACGGTGAGCAGGGTGGCGCCGACCTTGAGGGTGAGGTCTACTTCGGTTGTCCACGACCCGCTGGTAGGGGCCGTGATCGAGTAGCCGTAGGTCAGGCCGGCTAGGCGGTAGACGCCGCGGGTGGCGGCCTCAGCAGTGAGAGTCCGCAGGATCATGGCCGGGCGCCAGTACGGCTCAGTGGACGACACCTGCCAGGAGGTGTTGGTGCGGACCACAACGGTGTCGGTATCTTTGCCGCTGTCGTTGACCTCAACGCCGGTGAGGATAAGACCGGCGGTGTTGTCCACCTTGAGGCGCAGGTCGATCTTGCCGACGGTGGTGACGTTGACGATGGTGCCGTCAGAGTTGGCGGTGGCGAGCTTGAAGTCGTCGTCGGTCTTCTGGCGCACAAAGTAGGTGTCGCCATTAGTCAGAGGGGCCGCACCGGACTTATTGCTGACGATCACCTGGGTGCCGTTGGCGAGGCCGTGCCCGGAGCAGGAGACCTTATCGTCGGTGGCCACCTCGAGGTCGTACCGCTGCCACGGCTTATCGTTCCTCACGCGCGCGGCAAGGGTGTGTGTGCCTTCCCCGAGCCGAATGGTGAACCTAGCCATCTGCGTGAATGAGGCGGCCTCTTGGTCAAAGTCGCTGGAGGACATGATCTGCTGGCCGTCGAGGTAGACGTCCATGGCGTTGTCGCAGCTGGCGTAGAACTTGACGCGGGCGGGGCTGCTGAGGGTGAAGTCCCGATAAAACCAGTTGACGGTGCCACGCTGGACGACGGTTTCGGGGTTGGTCCGCCAGATCCACTGCGCGGTCGGGTCTTTCCAGCGGACGGGCAAACCGTCGCGGGAGGTCGTGTCGTCTTTCCACTGCACACCGAGGGCGGCCTGGTAGTTGCCTGAGCTGCGCCAGCCACCAGGGCCGGAGGCGTAGTTGAAGGGGCGGTCGGGGGCGAGGAAGTCGGCGAGGCCGCCCTGCGGGTAGATGACGGCGTCCTCGAGCCAGGCGAGCAGGCCACGACCCGAGGCGGTCAGGGTGTATTGGTTGCCGTTGTCCGCAATAGTGCGTTCGCGGGTCTCAACGAACCACGCGAAGCGGACGTCGTCACGGTAGATGACCCGCACGACCGCGTCCTTGACCAGCAGCGCCGCGTCAGCGGAGTCCAGCGGAACCGTGACCGTGCCCGCCCCAGGCGCGTTGTATTCGTCCACAAACTCTGAGGACAGGGCTGCGGTGAGGGTGCCCTGATAGGTGGCGTTGGTGGCGTCGTACACGTCCAGGCGCAGGTGACCCATTACAGCCAAGCCGCCTTATACGAGAGGACGACGTTGCCGCCACCCGTGACCGTGAGGACGTTCTGGCCGGGCACCAGGGTCAACCTGCCCAGGCCAGGAAAGGCTGCATTACTGACACGCTGCGAGCCCGCCCCAATGGAATACGTGAGGGTCACGCTCTGCGTGGGGGCATCCCCCGCCACGGTGACCGTGCCGCTGGTCGTGATCGTCCCCGCCGTGGTCGCGGTGGCGTCATAGAAGTAGCCGTCCAGCAGGAGGACGTCAAAGGCGACGCGCCCGACCCGGTTGGACAGTTGCTCGGCGACCTCGAGCCCACCCGCGTACCGGGCCGTGGCCTCCGTCGTCTGCGTGCTGGGGGTGCCGGTGACGTCCAAGGTGCGCTCGAGCTTGAACGTTTGGCCGGCATTGTGAACCAACTTGGCCAGACCCTTGAGGTTGGACTGGTAGGCGATGCGGGTGGACCCCGCCACGACGCCGCCGAACGTGACCACGCGCGGACCCCACCACGGGGTCGCCGCGATGGCGCCGGTGCGGCCCGGCACGACGTAGTCGTCCTGGCGCATGGGCGGGATGCCGATGCTGCCGTCGACGACCTGCAAATGGGTGAGGAAGGTCGTGACGTCGGTGGAGTTGATCTTGTACGTCTCAGCCATTCATGCCTGCCAGGAAGGCCATGCGCCGCAGCGCACGGGGAAGGGACGTGTCGGCACGCTCACCGGCGACACTGGTGACGTTGATGGTGCCGATGGAGAAACCACCGGCCCGGCCTGAGCCAGACCCGCCCATGCCCGCGAGCGGGTTGATGCCGCGGTTTAGCTGCGAGAACAGGTCAGTCCCAAACTGCTTGACGGCCGCTCGGCGCATCACAAACTCGCCCGGTGCCAACATGGCCGGGACCGTGTCCGCCCCACGGGACATGCCGCCGCCCGCCATGTATTGCGGGACCACGCCGCCCTTGGCGCCGTACCACTCACGCGGCCAACCACCGGGAGGGCGACCGTCCGGCCACTCATAGTTCACCGTGATATCGACCCGCTTGGACTTGAGCGCGTCCAGCATGGCTTGAAGGCCGGAGACATCAACGTTGGCTTCGCGCAAGTCGTCGATGAGCGCCTGGAAGGGTTGAAGCAGAAGCGCCTGCGTACCGGAGTCCATCTTGGTGTTTTTGAAGGCGTCGGTCAAAGTTGTGAGACCTTGACTGGCCACAGATGCTTTGCCGGCTAGCGTGGTCTGAGACTCTGCGTAAGAAGCAGTCTCAGTAATCAAGCCCTTGAGAAGATTGAAGTTCTCCTCGCCCTTTTCGCCGAAGATGTTGACTGGCGTGTTGGCCTTCTTGAACGCACTGCCGACCTCGTCAATGGCCTGGCGGAACGCGACCACCTTTTCAGTCCTGTCAATGGCCGCCGCAAAGAGATCGAACTTGGCGGCCGCGTCCTCGGCATCCTCGCCAGACTGGGTGACCTCATTGCCTAGGTCGTCAACGTAGGTAACCGCGTCGCGGCTAGCGTTGGCGGTCCTGACTAAGGCGTCTTGGTAGGTTGAGTGCTTTTCTGCGACAGTCTCAAACTCAACGCCCGTGCTTTCAAGGTCGCGCCGAAGACTGCTGACCCACTCTAGGGGCGAGGGGTTGAACGTCTTAATGGTCTGCATGAAGGTCACGAAGCCACTGTCAGCCTCGCCCGTTTCGCTTTTCAGCAAGCCCATGATGTCGGCCAGGTCGCCTAGGCCGTTGACCTGCGTGGCGACCATGGCGCCCAAGCCCTCCATGGCGGGCTCAAGGGATTCAATCGCCCCGGTCAGGGATCGAGTGCCTTCCTCGCTGCCCTGGAGGCCGTTGAGGAATCCGGTGCCAAGGCTTTCTTGCAGCTCGCCGAAGGCGACGCCGAGTCGCTTGATGCGGCCTTCGTAGGTGTTGGCGGCCCTAGCGGCCTGGCCGCCAAAGACGTCGTTGAGCTCGGCCGTGACGGCCCGTAGATCCCCTGACTTGAGTGCTGCGTCGGATAGGGGGACGCCAAGCCTGCGCAGCGCGGTTGTCTGACCATTGGCCGCCTTGGACAGTGCCATGGTGACACTGCTCAGGTCGCGGCCAGAGCCCGCCGAAACATCAAGGGCCAGAGACATGAGGCGCTGCGCTTCGGCCGCGTCGCCTGTCGCATTAACGAGCGTCACCATGGCCGGGCGCAGCTGGTCGTCAGCGACGCCCGTCGCTCGAGCCATGCCGTCAATGAAGGATTCAACGCCGTCTAGAGACATTGACTGGCCGACGTTGTCAAGAGCCTGGGACAGCCGCGTAATGGCTGCTTCCTCTGCGGCTGCGGCCTTGACTGCGTCCACGCCGAACTTCACGGCGAACGCGGCAGCGGCAGCACCGGCGAGGGCTAAGTTGGGGGTGAGTTGATTGCGGAAGCCACTAGCAAGTTGGCCGATAGGACCCTGCGCCTTTTTGGCTGTGCGGTCCATACGCTGCAAGTCACGGATGGCGGATTTGATCTGCTTATCGGTGTACGTCGCACCGACAATGATTTGGATGCCCTTGCCTGACCCTGACATAGCCGCCATTAGGGCATCCTCCTATTCACTTCATCCACGGCCTTGTCGCACGCTGCCTGCAACTGGGCCATGACCTCTGGGTACTTGTTGGCAATTGCTGCTCGAGCGACGCGGCCTTCCTTCTTGCCAGACTTGACAATTGGCGACCAGCGATCATTTGCCATTTCAACAAGCTTGCGCCCGGCGTCGGTCTTAGCCTTCTGACCGCGGCCCAGCGATTCGGCAAAACTGGCTATGGCCGGGGGGTTGGAGTTTGTTTGCACCGTGACAGTCGTGCCACGGCGCCGAAACGAAGTCTGCACAGGTGCCCAACCCGGCCACCCAGCGCCGCCGCGACTGCCTCGCGCTCCACTGGTTTGCACCCAGCCCGACACCGGCGGCTTGTCAGGGGCAAGGCTTTGCGCCTCCGCCATGATGTCCCGGCCCACGTTGGAGATGTCCCGGCCCACTTGCTTTGCCACCGTAGGTTCAAGTGAGCGCAAAGCCTTGAGCGCCTGATCGGCTCCCACCACGCGCACAGATGCTTGGGCCATCGGTCAACTCCTCCGGCTCTCTTGGGCACGCCAGGACAGGTACTTGCTCATTGTGAAAACCATGCGGTCAGACTCGGCAAGCACCTGCGAAGGCGACAGACCAAACTCATACGCCAAGTGGACTATGAACCAGTGGGCGTTGTCGTCCCCTCCAAAGGGACGATCTTGCCCTGCCCAAACTCCACGCTATCCACAGTGGCCAGCCATGCATCAAAGTCCAAGCCGGTCTTGCCGGTGCGGTGAAGTGAGTGCCACGCCAACCAGCAGGCATCCGTCAGGCGGAAGTCATCGGCGAGGCGGGCAATGCTGCGGTCGTGCTGCTGCTCGAAGGCGACCTGGTCGGCGACCGAGGCCGTGGCCTCGGCCGCCGTACCGTCGGCGTAAGTGATGGTGAACTCGATGCGCAAGGTGGGCCTCCTGGCCTAGAAAGTGCCTGCGGTGGACTTGCTGATCTCGCCAACCGCGGGAAGGGTGATATCAAACGTAGTTAGATCGCCAACCTGCCCATTTACGGGGACCTGCTGGCTGACCAAGACGGGAATCGTAAAAATTGGAGCGGTGGCTGCTGCGGTGCCCTGTGTGGTTGAGGTGCCCGCGAGGATGACCACGCTGGCCGTGCCACCAAACACCGAGCCAAGGGTGGCGTTGACGCTGGAGGCGTCGTAATCCTGGTGAAAGGAAATGGTGACTGAGGCGTCCTTGAGGCCTGCGATGCGGCTGCGGGCAGCCTGACCGAAAGCAGTGGTCTCAATCTCGTCGACGGTCTCCGTGACCTCAACGCTTGCGATGTTCGTCGTGAGCTCGGTCCCGCCGACCTTCACGCGAAGATTCTTTCCGATGAACTTTGCCATTTGTGCTATCTCCTTAGCCGGCGGCGATGACCGATACGTTGAACTCGGCGGTGTGGTAGGTGACGTCCCCAATGGCCAGCGACCCTTGGTTCGTCATTTGAGTGACTCGGCAATCCAAGGCTTTGCCCCCGAGGGTGCGGTCGCCTTCAATTGCCGCCTTCACCGACGTACTACCGCTGGAAGCGCAGTAGGCGTCGAGGTTGGTCTGGGATGCCCGGTCGGCCACGCGGCCAACGATGAGCATGATGCTGAACGTGTAGTCGTCCGAGCCGCGCCCGAACGCCGTGTCATAGGTGATGTTGCCGGGCATGACGACGGCGACGGGGGGCTGCGGGTTGTCGGGAATGTAGGCGCTGGAGCGCAGCCCCGTGATGGTGGCGAGGCGGGTGGCGAGGCCGTTGCGTAGATCGGTGAGTGCGGTCACGCGACACCTCGGAAGCGGCGGTACCCCTCAATGAGCTGGGCGACGTCGGGGTCTAGGCCGCGGCTCACGCGCATGATGCCCATATCCCCGAAGCCGGCCACACCGAGGGGGGATTGCAAGCGGGTGAATATGCGGGAGGACTGGAGGATGCAGGCTTGCGACACCGTCACCGGCACCGTGGGCCAGCCATAAACCGCCGTCACCTTGACGGTGGTTTCGCGGTCCACGGGGAAGACGTAGTCGCCGATGGCGCGGAGGCGCGTGTATGGCCAGGTCAAGCCACCGACGTAGTCATTCAGCGGCTCAGGCTGAATGTCCCCGGTGTGGGCCGTGAGATCCCAGGTGACGTCGTAGATGCCGTCTTCGCTGCTCGAGGTCTGCACCTGGGCAATGGAGCGGGCGTCGTCAATCTGGACAACGTAAGGGTCATCAGCCTGGAAGTAGCGGGTCGTGGCTGCGGTGCCGCCATAGATAAAGTTGCGGCTGCAATAGGCGTCAATCAGGCGAGACGCGGACTCCACCGCCATTTCGAGCAGGGCGTCGTCGGTGGCGTCGGCCGAGGGGATGCGCAGCGCAGACTTGATCTGCGCCAGCGTCGCGTATCCGTTAGCAATGGCCACGGTCAGCCTCCGATTTCGTAATGCTTCCGCATCCAGTCGACGGTGAGCGGCAAGCCCTGGGCCAGCCGTGTACGGGGAACGTGATGAAGCAAGGCCTTCGCCTTGGAAATGTCCGGCTTCTTACTGGTGACGTTGTGCTTGTCCAGCGGGAGCCGGTTCACCAGGGACGGGTGCGCGCCAGTGATGTCAAGCAGCATGTTGGCCATGTCCTCAACGCTGACGTATTCGTCACCGCCAATGTTCACGGTCTCACCGGGGGCGAAGTTGTCGGCCGCGTTCGCCAAGGTCGGGATGAAATCCCCGGCATACAGGAATACCCGGTGATAACCCTCATAAACCGTGATCGGCTTACCCGTCAGTAGCCGGTGAGCGAACAGGCACACCACCGAGCGATAGTCGTGGTAACGCTCGCCCGGCCCGTAAGCGTTAAAGAACCGCAAGGTCATGGTCTTCGTGCCGTAGCGGTTGGCGAAGTTGCGGACCTGATCCTCATTCACGCGCTTGGAGATTGCGTAGTCATTGGTGAGGGGTGGCTGCGGGTGCTCCAGCAGGTAACGCTCGTCAATGGCCTCGGCGTCGGCCTCACCATAAACCTCGGAGGAGGATGCGAAGACGTGGCGGAAGCCGCGTTCGCGCTGGAGCTCAAGCACGTTGCGGGTGCCGATGGCGTTGGTGCGCCATACCTGCTCGTAGTGCTCCTCACCGTTAATGCGCCCGAACTCGGCAGCCAGGTGGAAGACCAGGTCAAAGTCGCCGATCCGGTCAAAGGCAGCCCGCAGCTGCCGATAATCACCGACGTCGGCGCGCACCGTCTGGGGCAGCCCGGTGTGCTGCAACTCCACACCCCAGACGTCGTGGCCGCGTTCGCGCAGCTCGGCGACAAGGGGGCGTCCCAGGGTGCCGGCAGAGCCGGTGACAACGATCTTCATGGCAGGGGCCTTCCGGTGCGCAGGATGTTCCAGAAGCGGGTGGGCTGCTGGTTGAGAATGTCGATGGGGTCGCCGGGCTCGAGGCGGCCGACGAGGGCCGGGTTGGTAATGACCTGGCAGCACGCCAGGGTCGCCTCAATGACGACGAGGGGGCAGGCGTCGCGCTCTTTCGGTAGGTGGACGAAGTAGCGGGCGCGGGCCATGTGGTCCAGCACGTCTTCGTGGGGGGCGTTCTCCAGCTCAACCAGGCGCACGCCGTTGCGTTGCGCCCAAATGCGGGCGTTCAGTTTTCCCTTGGCCGGGTGGGCTCGGCCAGCAAAGAGGGCGAAGTCTTCCTTGGCGTCCGCGGGTCGCACGCAATCGACCGGAACGGGCGAGTGGATAAACAGGTCCCGGCGGCCGGTCCACTCCGCTTCCCATTCGCGGTGCGCCCGGCTCATCGTGATAAACCGCTCGGCCTGCTGGAATAGACGCGCCTTAGCGGGAGTGCGGTGCTGGGCGTGCTGCACCCAGACAATCGGCTTGAGCCCCGCTAGGAAATTCATAGCGGGCTCAGAGAGTTTGTCTGTGCCTCCGACTACTACCCGGTCGTATCGGGCGTCAGCGGCGCTCTCAGCGGCTTCTGGCTCAACGTAGGTGACCTCAACGTCAGCCGGTGCGGCCGTGACCATGTAGTCGGTATTTCGCTCCGCGCCGCCCGCATACTTACCGGGCAGTAATGCGGAGTGGCGCGCCTCCACTTTAGGGATGTGGTGCGTGACCCAGGCGACCTTCACGGCGCAAGCAAGATGTCTAGTGCGGGACGCCAATACTTGTCAAAGACACGGTCGGCGTCATAGTCGCGGGCAAAGTCAATGGCCTTCTGCGACCGGCCCCGACCTCGAGCGACCGCAGCCTTGAGGTTGTCCACAATGCTCGGCACCGAGGGCGTGAAGAACCAGCAGCCCTGGGCGACATCCCACTGGGGCTGAACCTCGCAAAGCCAGCCGTCGCCGACGAGCTCAGGCTGGGCGGTCGCGTTACTGACCACGACCGGCGTACCCGTTGCCGCACTTTCTATTGCGGGGATGCCAAATCCCTCCCCGCGTGACGGTTGCAGAAGCACGTCCATGGCGGTGTAGATCGCGGCCAAGGCCTCCTTCGGGATGCCCATGCGATAGGAGTAGTTATCAGGGAACTTGACGCGGTCCTCGGGGACACCCGTCGCGGCCAGGAGCGCGCGGAGGTCAATGCCCGACATGGCGGCGGTTGGCTCAGTGTGGAGGTAAAGCCACACGTCCGGGTTTTCCTGCATGACCATGCCAGCGGCAAGGAAAGACTCGGCGAAACTCTTGCGGTCCACGGTGCCCTTATTCGCGGACACCATGCCGATGACGAAGGCGTCCTCGGGGATACCCATCCACTGCCGGGCGGGCACCTTGCCATCGCTGCCCTCAATCAACTCGGTCGGCTTGAAGACCTGCGTGTCAATGGCGTGCGGGACGTAAAGCGCCTGGACCCCGGCGCGCTCAATCGCGTCATGGCCAAACTTGGACATGGCAATCGGCGTGACGTTGGGGCGGGCCAGCCACTCAATGACCGGCTTAGGCGCGGGGAAGTGGTCAACGGGCACCCAAGACGCGACGCGCTCGAGGACGTCCCAACCAGCACCCTTGAAAACCCAGGCATCAAACAGGGTGATGACGAGGGCTTGCTGCCCGGTGGGGCGGCCATAGTCCATGGCGTAGGCGGGGATGACGTCGTTGCTGTAAACATCCAGGCCGCGTGGGTAAAGCTGGATGCCTTCCCATTCCATGATGGTGCCCTCAAGCCCGTAGTTGCAGGCGACCGCTACTTCGTGGCCGGAGGCTTTGAGGCGGCGCGTGACTTGCTGCGTTTGCTCGCCGTATCCGGTAGCGACGAATGGGCTGTTGCTGGCCCAAAGGATTCTTCGCGCAGCAACCCCAGACGGATTAGTTGCTCCCTCTCGGGCGGCGGCACGTCGACTGGGGTTCCCAGAGCGTGCAGGATTGCCGGTTCGCTT